CTTGCAGACATAAGCCCATCGACAACACCCTGTGTTATCTCATTCCCTATCTCTACTACATTAGGAGGGATTTGAGACTGAATAATAACACTCATTAAACAGAGCCGTAAGCAATATGAACTAATGTAGAACTTGTATCAGAAATACATCTGACAGTTCCATTATAATTATCTAATGTAATTGAAGTTAGCGGAGAAAGCAAAAGACCAACATCTCCACTTGTGTTTAAAATAACTTGAATTTTTGCTGTTGAAGATTTATTTTGAATAATAACAACAACTCTTCTTTCTGGTTGAAGTGGTGGATTTAAAATAACCGAACTTGTTGTGTTAACAGTAACATCGCTATGCGACATTTTTCTGATTGCAGGAGTACTAAATGAGATGTATGAGGATGACATATTATCTGTATGGGTTTGTAAATTTAATTTTTGGAATTTGTTTTTGTTGTCTAGAAATTCTATCTACTTCGTTATCTAATAGTTGCATTGCTTTTGATTCTAATACTCCAGCCTCTTGCATCATACTTTCAGATGCAAACCAATTTGCACCAGCACCCCAAGAAAGATATTGTGCAAATATATATGGAATTTTTACCAAAGACCATTTTGATGGATGTGTATATGGAGACTCTCCTGCACTTGTAAGAGATATGCAATTATAAAAATTTCCTGTATGTTGAAATCCTTCAACTGGGAAATAAGATGGAGTATTTGAGCCAGAATCAAAATAAACTTGAGAATCTGGTTTATATGAAATTGTTTGGTTCCAAAGTTTTCCATTAAGTGTTGGAACTTTTGTTCTATAGTAATACCAACCTGTTGAAATTGTTGAACTATCTAAGATTATTTTTTGGTTAACTCCATCATCATAAAGTGTATAAGTATAATCAACTGCTCTGCTTGAAGTTAATGGATTTAAATTAAAAACACCCAAAATGTCTCCAGCGTCAGAATTTGGAATAAAATAACAAACATTGTTTTCATCAACGGTTGTTGTAAATTGAGAAACTCTGCATAAATCTTGCCATTCTTGTGAATCCCAAGCCTCTCTTAACCTTGAGTTTATAAAGTCCCTAAACTGACTAAATGTTTCTTCAGTTATGTTGTTTCTGTCGTTTCCGCTATATTGAAGAGCGTCAAATAATATTTGTGAAAATGGTGTAATTCTCATACTTTAAATCCGTTTGCGTCAAAAATAGTTCCGTTAACTACTGTTTTTTTGACATAATTTCTAACTGCACATTGAGGATTATCTCTTAAAAATTCTTTCATAAATTGTTTATCTTTCCAACAATCGTACCCAAGTCTCTGTCCCCAATAATGAAAAGAATCTGCTGGAATGTCAGCAATTTTTCTTCCAAAACCTTTAATTTCATTAGCCTCATTAAATCTATCAAAATGTCCGTGTTCAATGGATTTAGCCATAGCAACGGACTCACGCATCCTCCAGCCATTGATGAGTTCCCTCTCCATCTCTTTTTTGAGATGAGGAGGGATTACTTCAACCAATGACTGGATGATGTCGTCAGCCATCTCTACTTACGCAGAGAAATCAAACTTAGCCAAGCCAAGAGGATTTTTAACAATGCAAGTAGCAACTGCTTCAATTAAACGAGCAGGACCACCGCCATTGTCAGTTAACTCCTTAACTTGAGCAATGTTTCCTCCGTAACCAACTCCAACTAAGTCCATATTTAAAAGATAACCACAGAAGTTATTCTTAAGGAACAAAGAAGTATGAAGACGGATAGAACCAAAATCGCCTTCAAACACATCAACAGAACTTACATAGTTCTTTGCGTCAGATTCACGATTAAGGGTTCTGATTGATTGCATAGGAGCAGTACCAGTTCCTTGACGAGCGGTATAAGTAAGTGCAGTAAATGCTTGCTTTAGTTTATATCCTACGATTCCATCAAACTCTTGCATACGACCAGTTTGATTGAATACGGAAGCCAAAACATTTTGAACTTCTGCTTCATCAAGAGCCGTTGTGCCAACAGTAGAAATGCTGGAAGTAGGAGTACGGAAAGAACTTGGTACAGTAAGATAAGTATCTCCTGTAAAGTCATTCTTAATCCAAGAATCAAGACCACGAGTTGCATAACCTTGAGATGCACCATCATCCGCTTTAGGAAGATTTGCAGAGCAAAGAGTTTTTTCAATCTTACGCTTTACAACTTCGATACCCTTAGATACATTGTTTGCAAGTTCCGACTTAACGCCAGCAACAACTGCAATATCAGTAGTAAGAGGTGAAACACGAACTGATTCACGGAAGATTTGAATGTGGTTACTAAGTTCATAACGATACTGTGTAGCACCGTCTTTAACATAGTTAGAGGTTTGAGTAGCAGGATTAACATCCGTACCATCTACAATTCCTGCTTGTTCAGCAGAAACAGTTGGTAGGGAGTCAACTTGCCAGCGGAATAATGTATTAGAAGGTTTTGCAACCTTGGGAGCCATTGATGTAAAAGGAGTAGCCTTTGCGTCAATCATTGAGATAATGTCAGCAAGTGCCTCTCTTTTACCAGACACGATATTTCTTTCAGTTAATGATGCCATAATATAATAATATTGGGTTTACAGGAAGTCTTCTATAATTTTGCTAAGGTCATCCGATTTTCCAGATTGTTTAAATCTGTTGTATGCATCTCTACTTTGGAGTTCCTGTTTCTTTACGGTAGGTGCTGAACTTGTTGCACGAGGAATTGATGGAGCCTTTGGAACATTCTTTTGACCTTTTAAGTTTGCTTCTCTTGCTCTTACGCCACGAATGTAGTCGCCAATAACCATTTTATAATCTGGGAATTTTTTAATTGATGGAAAAGACGCTAAAAACTTATCAGCGATAATTCGCTCTGGGCTTGTTTTGTCTTTCCACCACGGATATTCTTTGACTACAATAGGTTCAAGACTGTCTCGATGCTGAACATATTGGTAACGCTTTGGAAGGGTTTCTTCAATCGCCTTCATAGCATTTACCTTAATTTGCCTAACTTGTGCAGGGTCATAATATGTTTCATTACCATTTTCGTCTGTTTGAGTAAATCCATCAGCATTCTGTTCAGCCCAATTTCTTACTGCTCTTGCTTGGGCAATCTCTGCCTCGATTTCTGCAATGCTTTCAAGATTGGAATGTTGAATATCTGGAGTTTCTACTTCAACTTTACGATTATTTTGTGATGTTTTTAAATCTTCGACTTCTTTACGCAATGCTTCAAGTTGCTCTTCAGCCTCTTTACGCTTTGCTGTAAGTTTATCGATTCTCTTTTGAACACCACGAGAGACATCTTCATTGGAATCTTCTTCCTCGGACTGTGAATGAACTTCTTCTTTGCCATCATTTTCGGTTGTAGTGTCCATTTCTGACTCACCATCCGACTGTTGGTCTTCAGACTGATTACTATCGGCTTCATCTGGTTCCGCTTGGGAGACTAATGGGTCATCTCCAAGAATTTCTGCAAGTCGAGATTGAATTTCGACATTGCTTAAAGCACCATTATGCTGTTGAGAACTGTTATCACCTTCCGATGATGGCTCGCTCCCTGCTCCATTATTATTATTTGTAGTATCCATTAGATAAGGTCTAAAGTGCCTTTTTTGGTCATAGTTTTTGCAGAACTAAGAAACTGTTAAATTTACAGTTATAAAAGGTAAATTAATTGTCAAATGGCAGATTGATATTATTTAACGCTTTTTTTCTTTCTTCGTTTAACAAATTCTTAAACTGCTTAAGTGATTCAGCCCTTCCGCAAGCGTGAACTCTTTGTTCACCAGATAAATCAGTACCAATTGCCAAGTTGGTTTCAGCCTCAATGTTAATATCAATTAAATAGTTAATATGTTCCCATAATTCGTTTTTTTGACTAAAAGCAAAAACTGAAATATTATAATCAGAATCACGCATTTTGACCTCCTTGTTGTTGCTTTAATTTGTCAACTACTGGGGTTACTCCAATTCTTCCAATTTGCTTGTTTTGTTCCTGCATAACAGACATTTGCAGATTTTTCATATAATTTTGTAACAACATTTGGAACATTTGGTCAGACTTTGAAGCCTGTTGAGCCTTTATATTGTTTTGCATAATTTGCTGTAAATATTGCATTTTGGTTGATGCCGTTGGGTCGTTTTCAACATAAGTTGGCTCATTTCCAAGCATCATCATACCAATATCATTTTGAACATCTTTATACAATCTTTGTGATGCAGATTGTTGATTTAAGATTAAATCTTTTGATGCATCTGGTGCAATTGCCTCTACTGACTTTTGAACAAGTTTATTTCTATCAATAACACCACCAGCATCCAATGGAACAACGAATTGTTGAATTGCTTGAAGTTTTTCTAATACTAAATCTGTGTATAAATTTTTGATATCAAATTTAACCTCAAAATCGTACATATTTGTTATGTCGTGAATGCTTTTCGGAAGAGGAGTTGCACAAATTCTTTCTAATTCTGTTACATCCAAGTACTGTAAACTTAATTGCAACATTTGAGTGTAAACTTCAGACCAAGCAGTAAGCCAATTGTCTACAGACATTTGTTGCAACATTTGTGCCAATGGAGCAGGGGTTTCTGCGTGATTTAAACCAAAGTATGTTGCCGTATTTAAATTTACTTGAGAAATAACAAATTCTGCAATTGATGGAGTTCCTTTTGGCGGGTCCATAAATCTATAATCATCTGGACTTGTTACAGGAACTTGCATTGCTGGACCAATTCTTCCAATACCACCAATACCTCTACGCTTAACCATAATTGGAGGAACGGTTTCTAGTGCTGTTCTGTCTCTAAGAGAATCCTGTTGTGCCTTTAATTCAGATTGGTCTGTAGAAAGAATATCTGTTATACCACGGCTTTCATAAATTGCTTTTCTAATATGTTCTCGTCTTAATACAACAAAAGGATATTTTCCGTGTGAATATCCAAGTTTTTCGTGTTTTAAATATAAACTACTTCTTGAATTTGGACTAAAAATTGTTTGATAAATGCAAGGATTTCCTTGTTCGTTTAGTTGCTTATAATACGCATAAACAACCTCGATTAAATTGTTTGTTCTAAGCCTATAATCTTGGTTTAATCTATTAATAGGAACAATATTTGGGTCCCTGTACCAGAAAAATTGACCTTTTGTTAAAACAGCCTCTTCAATTGCTTCTTCGTTCCACTCTTCTGTGTTTTTCATAGCACGAACCTCTAATTCCGTCATATATGTTCTTCTAAAGATAATTCGTGCTTTTTGAAGGTCTATGGTTTCTGGAGGAAATGTAATTTCATCGTATGGCTTTAAAGCAGTAACAACAGGAAGATTTTTAATTAATGTTTCTTTATGTAATTTTGTATAACCTTTTTCTCTTAAATCTGTTACCATTTCTACAATTTGTTCTTCCGTGTATCCAGTTAAATTATTTAAAATAATAGAAACAGCCATTTTTTCTGTGTTCTTATCCATTATCAATTGAGGCAATGATGAAATTGGAGAATCTGGATTCAAACTTACAGACTCAGAAACCAAATTAATTAAATCAGAAACAGTAAAAATAGTTTCCGTTGTTCCCATTTCTTGTTCCCATCCAATATGCATAACAGACCAACCGTATTGATGTGTGTACTGCCCCCAAAGTTCAGCCTCTCTACGCATTTCTTGTTTTAATCTTCCAGATGCAACATATTCAAGTAATGTTGCCATAGATGTAGCATTTGCAGAATCTTCTGATGTTCTTCCGCTAACACCAAGTTTAGATGCTTTTAGTGCATTCATCCATAATGCAACTTGTTCGTTAATAACTCTATCAATTAATCTAACTCTTACATCTGACGCACCTTCAAATGGCAATGCAGGGTCATCTTCTTCTCGATTTTTGCTAAATTTTTTTCCGTCAGAAGTTTGACCAGCCCAACGACAATAACGCAAATCATCATTTAAATTTAATTCGGTTACATTTGCACCAAATAGATAAGAACGGCTTAATTCAGCATTTAATGCATTAATATTTGGTCCATTTTCGGAATACAGCAATTCATCTGCAGTATTGTCATCATTATAAGTATTCATTAGTATGTAAATGTTTGGTTATTAAAATGTCTTTTATTGTCAACAAAGATGGGCGACATAACAACAAGATACCTTAAACAATCTATAGGGTCTTTGCTTGCACCTTTGTCTCCATCGGCACCTGTCCATTCTTTTAAGGAATAAATCAAATTTTGACATTTATCTGATATAAAAAGTTTTGGCTGGTTGAGTGGAGATAGTGGCTGTGTTATATCATAAGACAATAAATCGTTTATGATAGCAACGCCTTGCTCTATTGCTACACCAGCCGATGGTGCAAAATACATAGGGTCTTCTCCAGAATCTAGGAGTTCTATGATGGATGTTCCGCCATCACGACCTACTGCTTGAGTTGCACCAGCACGAGGGTCGATATATCGCTCAATTATCTCCTCGTTCCCCTCTAAATTTTTAATTAATTTTTTAATATCGTCAATACCCATACCAGCACCATTTCTTTGTGCCATTCCTTCTTTTCCGTCTGGTTTTTCACTAGGTAAAGCCCATTCTCCGTATGTAATGTCTGGGAATTCACGATAAACATACATATTTCCTTGTGAATCAACCCTCATCCACAACATAAACCAATTTCTAGCACCAGCAGGGTCGCAAACCATATAATTTGTTCCCTCTTTTGGAATAAAATTTTCTGAAATAACATTATGGTCTCCAAATCGTGGAAATTGATTTCCTACAGTATTATCAGCCCATCCATAGGCTCTAATTTTCTTTTCATACAGATTTTTGCCCTGTAATGTTTTAACTAATTCGTCAAATGGGTTGTATGGATTGAGTTGTGAGTGAAACCATATAACTCCAGCGTTTCCTCTATGGCTATTTGCTGTATATGGCATTTCTCCCTTTGGACACCCTTGAATGTGGATTAAATTGCTGTCCAAAATTGGTGCAGGAAGCGTTTTTGTAAATTTACACCCAGACACAAATTCTTTAACAACCTGCGAATACCCAGCAACAGGCGTAAAAGTAATAACAAGTTTTCCTCTGCGAGTAACAAGACGATATCTGAGTGTTTCAACCCAATCCATAGGAACTAACTCATCGCACCAAACCAAATCACATTCTCCGCCTTCAATAACATCACGCTTTTGAGCGTAATTCATAAAAACACATTGAGAGCCATTTGGTAAAACAAATGATTCTTCTGAAAATCCATTTTTTTGACTGTAAGCAATGTTTGTTACTTTGGTTTTTTTGCAATTTTTTAATTCTGGAGGCATATACTTCCAGACTACATTTTGTTGCATTTGAATAGATGATTTTTGTGTCGTGTGAAGACACCAAACCATTGCTTTATCTTTATTTATAAGAGTTTGAATAACCCTTTTTGCCATCCATTCAGTTTTACCAGCACGATTTCCTCCTAAAACTAAAAGTTCTTGTTTATCTTTTATAATTTGGTCTGCATCTTTCCAATGATTTGGCTCATATCCGTGCCTGTATGGGTCTAATTGTTCTGCTAAAATTTTGTCTTCTCTTATTTCTAATATTTCTGCTGTCTTTTCTGTTCCAAGTTTTTCAACAAGCATTTTAATATCTGGCATTTTAATGACAGGATGCGGAGTTGGTTTAAAACTTGAAACATTGTTACTCAATTTATTAATTATTCTGGTGGAATTTCTGCATTAAGAAGGCTTAAAACAGAATTGCTAAATGAATCTGATAATGCTTTTCGTTTTTTATATTCTTCATCTGACAGTTCTGAAGGGTTTTCTTGTGCTATTAAATGATTTTTTGCAAATCGTTCTGCTTGAATTGGATTTAAGCCTTTTGCTGTATATTCTTCAATTAATTTTGTTTTAATTTTTTCTTGGTCTTCTGTTAATTTCTTATCGTATTGAAGTAAAGGATTAACAACATAATCTCTTGCTAAACCAAATAAACCCCTAGTTACAACATCTCGAGAAACTTCTGCTATATTTTGATATGCTTTAAGCCCACCACCAATTGGTGCAAGATAATCAATTAATACACTATTTGGAATATTCATTCCAAGATATTCAGTATGCCCATTTGGGTCTATTCCTCTTCTTAAATCTTCTGTATAATAGTTATAAAGGTTTCCAGTATTTAATGCTTTTGGAATATTGCTTAAACCAGTAAGACCAAGTGCAACTCTATTAATGTGTTTACCGTATTTACCTAATGCTCCAAGAACTTCAGAAGTTGGTTTTCCAACCTCAACTGGTCTATTTTGTTGAAGAATATATTTTGAAAATGTCTCTGGAAATTCTGCACTTTCAGCAAGTGCTTGAGGCTTAATTCCTCTTAAAGAAGAATAAAAAGGAACAACAGTTCTTGCAAGTCCTTCAGTTTTTGCAGACTGAGCAATTTCAGGAATTGACATCCGAGTTAATGGTCTTCCACTAATATCAAACAATTTTAATTTATCAAATGGTACTCCTTTAACTGCAGAACTGCCAGAAGCAATTCCCAATCCTCCCCTGTTTCCTTCTATCATTCTAATTAAACTTCTTTCTTCTCCACGAATTTTAGCAAACTCTTTTAGACTTTCTAGAACTTTTTTATCGTATCGGTGCTTTAAATAAGCCCCAGTACCACCTGCAACTGCAGGTATAACTACATATTTTCCTTTTCCTTCATCAAATAATGCTTGAATTCCTTCAGCAGGAGTAGGTGGTTTTAAGTCTTTCTTTAAAACTTTTTTGTTATGGTTTGAGGTGTTTTGTTGTGAAGAATTAGATTCATCTTCTTGTGAAGATAAAATCTTATCTATATCTGAGAAGTCTATTTTTTCTGCCATAAAATTATTTATTTCTTAATCCTGTTTTGTATGCGTGTTGCAAGTTTTCACTTGGAGTGCAGGGTTCCAAATTGTTTACACAATTATTGTGTTTGTTTCCATCAATATGATTAATTTGATATTCTGTTAAAGAATGCTCATTCCAAAATATAATACCAAATGTAATAGCCACAAGTTTGTGAGCATTAATATTAAATCTAAATTTGTTATTATGCAACTTAAACTGCAAATATCCGCTATTATTTGTTGTTGGTTTAATAATTTTTGCTTTAAGTTTTCTTCCATCTGATGTTGTTTTTGGAAAAGAACGAAGTCTTCCAAGGTTACTTATTTCATACAAATGATGAAATTGTTCAATTGGTACTGGTTTCCATTCTTCAATCATTAAAACTTTTTACTATATTTGTATCCAACTGTTGCGTTTAAAGGAGAACCAGATTGTTTGTTTATACTTCCATAAATTCCGTTTTCACCATTCTGGTCAAAAAGAATAGATGCAAATGGTCTTGAGCCGTATCCATTATTTCTTACTCCAAGTTTTGTATTAAAACCAACATCTCCTAGTTTAAAATTGTTGTCAACATAGGTTGAGTTGTTGTTTCCGTAAGAATTAAACGACAATGAAGAATTTAAGGGCAATCTGTAATTTGCATTAATTAAAGGCGTTTTATTAAGTTCATCATATCCTGCACCAACTTGTAAATCACCATTTCCATAAACAACTGAACCCCTATACCCATCTCTTGTGTTATAATCCAAATTAACAATAGAATTACCTATTTGTTTGCTATATGCTAAACCGCCAGACAATGATAAATTTTTATTATCTGGATTATCTTTTGTTAAATTAATATATCCTGTTATATCTTTAAAAACTTTATATTCTGGGTCCAAAGCCCTAAACATTGCCTCAACGCCCTCCTCGCCAGCCAATACAACTGCATTATCGTTGCTGTAAAGCGTTTTGGTGTTACTGCCTGTGTTAGATGTCTCGTTTTCTCTTTCCATCGATTCTAGGGGTTATATTGTGCGATGCGTTAGCATCGCATCGATTTTTTATTTACGCAGATAATTATTTTTTCTTTGCTTTTCTTTTAACTGAATAAGCAATTGCCAGAGCCTGTTTTTTAGATTTTCCTAAACCAAGTTCTGTTTTTAAGTTTTCAGTAAATGCTTTATTTGAAGAACTTTGTTTTAATGGCATATTAACACTTACACTTTTTTCTCTTTTTTTTACATTCAACGCATTCCTTTACATCAGTACCGTCATTTTGCTCAATCTTTTCATATTTAGGAATATCTAATGCTTCGTGTAATTCGTCTGGCTGTTTAAAGTTTTGTTTTTTCTTTTTTTGCTTGTTCATATGATTTAAATGCTTGTTTTCTGATTGAGTGATTGTTTTGAAGTGTGTCAACAATGACCCACTTATTTTTTGGATATAATAAGTTGTTTTTACATTTAGTTAAAACCTTAAACCCAGTTTCGTGTTCAACCATTATAATTTTATCGTTTTTGTATGTATTTCTACAAACCTTGCCAACCCATCTTGAGTTGTTTACAAGTTTATTGAACTGACCCTTTGTCATAGCACCATTTTCTATGATTTCTTCTGGAATAGACCTAATTGCATCTTCAACAATTTTCATTTTAGCAAAGAAGTATTCTCTAAGGAAAATAATACCAACAGGAGTCCAATAAACTTTCTGGAAGATTTTAGGCTTATTTTCATTGTCAACATACCAAAGTAAATGACCCTCAAACTCCTTATTTTCTTTTCTAATCTTCCTAAGTTCACCTTTACTCCAACCATTTGACTTGATTAATTCGCTTTCTGAAATGTTCATTGCCAATTAAGAAACAAAAATAAATGCCGTGTCAAATCTATTATTAATATCTACTATTCTATAGACTATTATATCTGTAGGAAATCTATTTCACCCCCCCTAGGAAATTTACTTCACCCCCCTAGGAAATACATTTCACCCCTGCCTTTTTGTATAAAATTAAACAAAATTAGCCACTTTTTACAGTTGACACTTGACAATGTTTCATATTTCCCCCCTTAATAACCCCTGCCTTTACAGACTAGATTGTCTTTTGTCAATAAAAAGTCTGCATTAGAATGCGTTAGGGTATAGCAACAAAAGTAAGAGAATGCTCCCCCCGCCCCGTAGGGCGGAGAGAACATTCTTTTACGGAATGCCGTTGCTTTGATCAACGCATTTAATTTTCAGTTAAATAATTAAACAAAGTTAAACCAGCGATTACTAAAATAATTTCTATAATCATTTTTTTATCGGTGGTTTAAAACCGTTAACCCATAAAAGAAAACGGGTAGCATATTTCTTTGGAATGTGTTTAGAAAACCAAACAGCCCACTTTAAGTAAGGCAATCGCATTTACTTAATGTACTGTGAGATGAATGGAGTGATTGCCTTAATGTTTTTGATCCGCTTCATTTGGGCTTTCACTATTCGCTTCATTTGTACTACATTAATCTTTGTTTTTTCCATTTTCGTAGTGACTACGCCTAACTGTGTTTTAAACAATCCGCCTGTTTCCTTGTTTGTAGTTTTCTTGACACACTTCATTGCTCGCATCAACGCTGACAATGTCTTGTCCGCTTCGATTGCGAATGCAACGATTTGTTGCGGTGTCAACTCTTTGATCAACTTACCATTTGGATTTAGTAGGTTGTTTGATTTCTTTGATAAATCGCCAACAGTCTTTTCAAACGATTGACGGTTTAGTGTTACTGACTTTTGTGCTTTACGCATATGTATGTATGTATGTATGTAGTTATGCAAGGCGTGATT